TCCCCGATGCCCGGCGTGAGTGTCCACGACACGACGCCCTTTTCGAGCAGCGTGTCCCGGTGATAATTCGAGAGTGACGCTTCCTGCGTTTTCTGAAGACGGTCGATCTTATCCGAGTCCTCATTCCGCAGCGCGGTCATCAACTCCGCCCCCAGTTCCCTCATAAATTCGACGCCCTGCGACTGTTTTTTCGTCGCAGCTTCGGATAACTTCCGATGGGAGAGTTTGCGGATCACCGCACTCTCACCGTCGTCGAAGGGGAGCTCCACCGACCGAGTCATGCCGATCACCAATCCCATTCATTCACCTCCTAATTTACGACCAGGTTAACGCGCCAGTCGGCACAATCTCGGCCACGATTGTCTGAATCGATCCCATCGAGGCCACCACCTCCGAAGACGCCAAGCGCGTTTCGACTGTGGCGGTTTTCGAATCACCGAAGACGACCACGAGGGTGCGCGTGGCGTCTTGCGGACCATCATCGACGGTCCCGAGGACCGCATGTGTGCCGGTGGTGCCGGTGGTATCCCAGATGCAGGTCAGCGTAATCGGCTCCGCCGTGATCAAACCGGTCGGCGTTTGCTCTGTGGCACTGTCACCAAGAGCGGTCGTATCTTGGAGTTGGGCAGAGGTCTTCACCGAAATTCCTTCAAGGATGAAATTGGTGATTGCCCGTCCCGTGCCGCCCGGTCCATCATCGTAGGTCACGGTGACACTTGCGGGACCATATTTTCCAGCCATGTTATTCCTCCAGTATTATCCGCGTGCAAACGCCGCGAAGACGGTGATCGAACCGGTCCCGGTGATGATTCCTGTGAAGGAAACGTACCGGTTGACCGTCCCTGACACAGTCACCCGTTCAGCGAAAGGAGCCGTGACGTTATCGGTGAACGAGAGTAGGTCCGAATACGTCACATCATCCGATGAGTGGCGAATCTTCCCGACGAAAGCACTGAATCCTGAGGCCGCTGTGCATTGAATAAACCCCACACCGCCCGCACTCGACGAGGAACCATTGTCCACCGGTGTCGACGTGGTATCCCAGCTATCCGTCTGTGCCGCGAGCGGCTGCAGGATCACACCAGCACTCCGCGTGCCGGTCATGGCATACGTCACGTTTGCTTTCTGGAGGTTTCCAAGTTCCGCCAAAACTTCGTAGGAATCGCTGAATGCCCCCTCGCAGCCGACCATCGGATACCCAACAGTTTGCCCCGCGAAGCCGACACACATGATCCGAGCTGTCGCTTGCGGCGAGGTGGGCACCGACCCAGAAAACGCCGCGTGCGAATAGTTCGTGCTCGTGTCGAAGAACGCGCCTTCCTGCACCACCTCCATCGTGACTTTCCCGACCGGAGTCGTCTCGTAAGCAGTGTCCCCGAGGCCCGTCGTGTCCGTCAGTTCGCTGATAGCTTTGTCGGACAAAGACGTGACCTTGTTCGAGATCACGTTATAGCCGTCCACGAGGATGATTCCCGACGCTGGCCCGAATTTACCAACAGCCATTAGCGCTTCCCTTTCGCCGTCGCACCGGCGACCTTAATCATCCCACCCTTAAGAAGCCACTTGATCGACTTCTCGGGGATGCTGTCTGCATACGCGCCGGCCTTGACTCGCTTGAAAATAACTTTAGCGCGTGCCGTCTCGGACATCTTGCTCAGACCGCCCGCCTTCTCCACGGCCCCGAGGGAGCTCGGCGCGGGATACGTGAGATCCACAACGGCTCTATAGCGCGTCTCAGCCATTCGCCTTCCGATCTATGCCGCACGTCATACAGATTTCACGACCACCGAGGACGGGTTTGAAATTGTCCGATCCGCATTTACATTTCATGCGTTTTTATCCTTCGTCAGGATCACGTTGAAACCTACCGTGGGGCGGTTTTGCTTGTCGACACTAAACTGGAACGGCTGCTGCTGCGGGTCGCTCAGGTAGTAGCGCGTCCCGCTGAGATCCTCTGTTTCGATCTCCGCGATATCCTCGAAGATCGTTTGGCTCGTGGCGAGAGCCGTTTCAGTATCCTCCGGCGCACCGCGAACGTCGATCTTCACGCTGGGCCGTTCCCACTCGATCCCGGCAGATCCGAAGCGCTTCTCGGGCGCGAGTCCCCCGGTCAAATAGAGCGTAACGGCGGCATCAGGGAGCACAGGCATCTTGGTTTTAAAAATATTTGTGCCGACGGTGCCGGAAATCGCCGCGGCGATCCGCGTGGCGAGATCATCGAGGACGTTCGCCACTACACCATCCCCTGGTGGAGTTTCATCCGCTTCGCAATCCGCGCCAGCAAGAACGGAGCAGATTCGAGGATCGTCGATTCGAGGAACTTCGCTTGCCCCACCACACCCACGTCGCCCGACTTCCTGCCGCGCTTCGTGTGGTCGGCTTCCATGTCCTCGTGGACGATCACCGCATACCCCGCCGCGGGACCGCCGACCTTAATTGTGACTTCGAGGTTCTGGCCCTTCCACGTCGGGAGGCTCGTCTGGTGTGAGTCTCGCAGCGCGCCGGTATCAACCGGGGTGCGCTTCATCGACTCTTTCTGCTCGACGAGCGCTTCCTGATACAGCGCCGCCGCCGCGACGAGCGGGATCGTATGGTCGAGCTTTTTCATGTTCCCGATGACTTTCCCCACGTCGAGTGTGATCGCCATCAGCCGAGCTCCACTTCAACCAGGTATTCGGCGTTGGTCGTCGGGTCGATCACGCCGTCAATCCGTAGGATGGGCATGACCGTCGAGTCGGGGAGCGTGATCTTGTCGCGCTCGTTGATCGTCACCGGATACGGGAACGTGAGTTTTGCCAGACTGAGCTTCTCGTCACCGGCGTCGGTTCGGACATATTTCTGTCGGCGCTCGACGATGGCCGTCCGGCTCACGCCGGTCGCATACGTCGGCTTCCCGTAGCCGTCATCTGACGAAAACGCGGCGTGCGTGATCGTCGCTTGAAGCGAAGTCGTGATCGTGTTCGCCACTGAAATCCCGTTCTGAAGAATTGAGGCGAGGCTCACGACGCACGCTCCAAGATGCGCGTGCCGGTCAACCGACCGCGCACCGACGAGAACCAATCCTGGGGGATTAGCAAATAAACCGCATCGGGAACCACCTTGTTGTATGCCGCGCTACTGTTGAAGACAAGCGCCACGCTGCCGGCTTTGATGCTTGAGATTGACTGGCTTTCGATATCGTTATCCTGCGCCCGATTACTGACGAGGAGCTGGCGCGCGTATTCAGATTGGGCATCCTTCACTGCTTGCGGCACCGTGTCGGAATCCAGGACAACATCGATCCGTTCGAGTAATCCCATCCTCGGCCAGCCGAGCGCCTGGGTCGTCGTCGAGGCGTAGCCGTTCCAATCGAACAGCGATTCCATGAGTTTCGTAGCCCAGAGGAGCGCCCGTATCTTGTTGTTTTCGGAAGCATCCGCCCACGTCGTGCTGACCGCTGGCCGGTTGTCTTGATACTGATCCGCTTCCACCAGGGTGCAATACGAGTTCGCCGTCGTGCTTTTCGCCGTTGCGACGAGTGTCGATGTCCCCATTTAATTGATACAAACGTTAACAGCGAGGGTCGAGGCTCCCGAGTAGGTGCCGACGACCACGGTCTTCACGCGCAGCCGGTCGCCGATGAGTCCATCGAGGATCGTGTTATCGCTCAACGCGCCATCCGTCGGCGTGACGTTCGCGGCCATTGCAATATACGGACGCACGGCGGATACCTTCGTGACGGTGGTCGTGGCGAGGGCGAACTGCGCGATGTCGATCCAGGTTGAGCCGTTGTCGAGGCTGGTCTGCAAAAAGACATCGGTCGTTGTGCCGCCGCCGGCTCGTACGAAGATCGCTTGACATGCGATCACACTGGCCGCCATCGGGATCGAGACGCCGACGCTGGTATAGGTGCCGGCCCCGATAGCCGTAAGGTCGAGCGACTGGAGCACGGTGGACCGTTTCGGAAAAACCGCCATTAACGCATCTCCACCATTCCGATCGCACTCACCCCAGGTCTACGACGAAGCCGTGAGTCTGCACGGGGATCTCGATCTTTCTGCTTTTTTTCGGGAGGCCGTTTGACCACTTCGGAGTGGAGTTTTGGATCAAAGTCCGACACATTGATCACAACGCGGGTTCCGTCTTTCAGTGCAACCGTTTTCGTTTTGAGGCTTAGCGTGGTCATCGCTGCGTTCCTTTCTCAAAAAACTCGGGCGGTGGAACCCGCGGCGTGCTTCGGTCGCGTAACGAGCCCGGGGAGACTGCTACAGCACGCGCACGGGTTCCACCGCACAAGGATTTAGCCAGCGATATAGGCTGCTAACCCAGGCCGCACGACGGCCCCACCGTACAGCGCATCGAGCGCCCACTGCGTCTGGCGATACTGTTGAGAGATCGTTAGCCGAAGGGCCAGACCCGAGTCTTCGTCCACGGCGGTTGACTGGAGATGCCCCGCCGATCCCATTTGATTCGTATCGAGGAGCGGAGCCATAGCGAAGGCCAGGCAGTCCCGATGGATGACGATGTTCTCGACGAAATCTGCTTTGAAGGTGACGGCAGCGTCGTCGGCCCATGCGACCTGAGCCGTCGGATTCATGGTGATGACCGTCGCGGTTGACGACAGCACAGAATAGGTCTGCGTGTCACCGGCCACGGTGAAAATATCACCGGCGGCAGGTGCGGTGCCCCCGCCGTCCCAAGTGAGGGTGCTGTCACCGACCGAAACCGAGGCATCGTTTACGAGAATCGTGCCGGCACCGGTATTACTGTGAGTCGGGACGTTCTGCGACATGACCCATCGCGCACCGAGCCGATAGCCGATGTCGCCTTCGACGATGGTTTCCCGCGACCCGCTGGCCGAGGCATCCGCAAAGGCTGACAGTCCAAGCGCGTTCGCCTCGGCGTCCGGGTCGAGGATGCAGTAACGATTATCCATCGGCGCGAGTTGCGCATTCATCAACGCCCGCGCGTCGAGATACTGTGAAGTATTTGACGCGAACGGCGTGGTGCCGGCCGTGCCGGTGAAGCTGAAGATCGGATTCGTCGCAGACGAGAGAAGCGACCAGAGAAACGAATCGATTGTATTGGATAGCGATTTCACCGCTTCGGACAACTGCATGGGGATAATTCCAGCCTGGACCTGACTGACCGCTTGGTCCGACATGGCAAATGGGGCCTCTTTCCACTCCGAGAGGCTGATTGCTACGCTTGTCGGAGTCACGGCCGTCACGGCCGGAGGAACGACATCTGCGGTCACGGCGCGGGTCGTGATTGACGCAGGGACCGCGACGTTCACGGTTGAGCCTTGACGTTGGCTCGGGCCGATGCGCTCCTCATACGTACGATTGACGATACGTGGGAGGACCACGTTTTCGCGAAGGGCATCCAAACCCATCGCGACCGCCGTTTGCACCACGTTTGTATCGACTAATGTTCCGGCCACGGGAAGCTCCTTTTCAAAAAAATCTGAAGACAGGCAGCTTCCGCCGGAGGCTGGCCACGACGCGCCGCGCCGTGATCAAGCGCCGCACGACTCGCCGAGCCGGGGGCGCTTCTGGGTGGGTA